TTCTGCGCGTGCGCTCGCCTCATCTGCGATTGCTGTGTCTACCCTTGCTATTTCCGCTTTTGTTTTTGTTTGTCCTTTCCTGTATTTCGCCTCAATAACAGTGCTCATCTTGCTTTGCGCCATTGAGTTATTAATAAGCGCCAGAGATGCGTTTTGCAGACTTGCTTTCGCCTGATCTATCTCGTCGCTGTTTTTATCAACCTCACTTTTAACGCCGCCAAGCGTCGCGCTGATACCTGATATCGCCTGAGCACGTGCGCTTGATTCATCAGCGATAGCTTGATCAAGACGGCTAACACTGGCATTTGTGTTATTTTCAAGCGTTGTTAAATCAGCTTTAACCACTGTTATTGCGTCGCTTCTTGCCTGCGTTTCATCTGATATTGCATTATCGAGGCGCTTAACGCTGGCGTCAGTTTTCTTGTCAAGTGTTGAGATACTTGCGTTCACGTCGCTGATAGCCTGAGTACGCGCACTTGTTTCGTCTGCAATTGCCTGATCAAGACGGTTTACGCTGGCGTCAGTTTTCTTGTCAAGATTGCTTATTGAGGCATTTACACCGTTAATAGCTTCAGCGCGGGCGCTGGCCTCGTCAGCTACTGCGCGTTGCACATTAGAGATCTGACCTTTAAGGTTTGTGTCCATCACATTCATTTCTGCCGTGATGGTTTCCAGTGATTCCGCTGTCGCTTTTTTCTCTTCAGCGATAACGTTGTCAATGCGGTCAATTTCCGCTTTCGTCTCTGTCCTGCCTTTCTTGTACTGAGCGGTAAGAGTTACGCGAGTGTTAGTCTGTGCAAGCGAGTTATTAATAAGAGCAAGTGAGGCGTTTTGCAGACTTGCTTTTGCTTGCGCCAGTTCGCTGCCAACTTTTTCGCTAGACACCTCCAGCGAGTCGATTCTCGACTCATGCTGTCCAATATCATCGGCGTTTTCCTTAACTTTTTTATAAAGATCTTCCGTTTCTTTTTTGAGCGTATCAGTATCAGCTTTTATTGATCCTGTTTCTATGGTTAGGTTGTCAGTTTCAGTCCTTAAATCGTCAGTTATGTTGGTCAGATTATCAGTTGCAGCTTTGAGGTTGTCAGTAGCAGTTTTAAGGTCATTCGTAGCGCTTTCGATAAGATCAGTGCGGTCGCCTAGATCTTTAATGTCACCAACCATTTCTTTAAATTGTTTGGAATTCATTACGTCTTTGGTGACGTAATCGGTAATTTCATCAAAGTTTTCTGTTGGCTTACCTGACGCTTCCACAAAGTCAGACACACCAAAAGCGTTACGCGCGCGCACATAAACGTAATATGTGTGACCTGTATTCATGCCGCCAAACGTCCACTGATGACCACGCCCGGTATATTGTGCTTTAGTGGTTATTGATGCCGGATCAGTGATCTGCGTTTCACCTGAGTAATAAAACTCGTAACTGGTATCAGTGGTGAGCGTTGTTCTGCTGATCGGGTAAACTGTAGCCTGGAATACACCGGGAACCCAATTAACGCCAACTGGGGCCGCTGGTGCGCCAATAACCAGATCGACAATGCTTTCCGCACCCTTCATGCCCGTGTCATTTCTGCCACGAATGCCTAATGAGTAGTTGCCAGCATCAATGCCATAAAAATCATAACTGTAATTCGTGGTTTCGTAGCTTTTAACTACAGCGCCTTCGGCGTTATACACGCGAATCTCAAAGGTCAGGCGACGCGTTGTCGTCTGTGTTTCCCATGTTGCGCGACATTGAACCGTTTCAGATCCAACGTTTAACACCTTCAGATTTTCAATGTTCGGCACGCGGAAGTGATTAAGCGTGTCGTTATTGATCTCGAAGATTGCGCCATTATCGACTACGGCCTGCTTATGTGGATCATGCTGTGCGGCCTCGATGGTGTATACGCTGTTATTTTCTGTTTCTGCTACACTGGTGATTCGACATAAAACGGGTTTTGCTGCGTTGGTTGATACAGCAAAAACAGTGCCGTTACGAATCCACGCCGGGGCGGCTGCAAGGGTGATAATGTTCCCGTTAACTCCGATGATCTGGTGTTTTTTAAATTTACCATCGCTATCAAGTAAGCTGATGGTGTCGCCAGCCGCGATATATTCAGAATCAACCTTGTCGACCGTGATCGCTCTGCCATTGTTCGCCACGATGCGACCGCCTAAACGAGCGCCTGCGCGATTATTATCGAGGATCTCGATTATATCCCCCGGCGTAAAGTGAATGGCGTCACGGGCCATTTTAAATGTGAATTTTGACGGCTCGCGTTTCGCTGTTTCGATCAGCCATTTACCAGCGCGGTGCGCTTGCCCGCGTGAAGTGCAACCGAACGCCTCCAACGTGGTTTCGTTATAACCATCACGGGCGATTAGTTTATCATCTGCGACATATTCTTTTGATTGCTCCCAGCCGTTTTCAGGGTCAGTCCAGGATACGATCACGGCGTTGTAGCATTCTGCGCGTGCGATACTTGAACGAGTAAACGCGCCATCAACGACGTTTGCATTTGTGATGGTGGCGATTGGATCTTGTGGCGCATCAATCATCACGGTAAGACGTTGTCCGTCCCATAACGCGATACCACGGAACATACCTGCGATGTTATCCAGTAGGTCGCGGGCGCTCATTTGCTCCGTAATGTAAGCGTTAAGCGTCATGCGAGGTTCAAGGCCACCATAGCCATCATCAACCAACTGATCGCAGTATTGAGAAAGCACGTACAAAGCGCCATCATCAACATCAATGTAACCAGCATGTCGAGCAAGTCCAAAGCGCTCGTTTTTAACCAGATACCGGAAAAGCCATGCAGGGTTATTGGTATACGCCTTTTTAAATCCACCAAGCCATAAACCTGAATATGTGCGCGTTTCAGGGTTGTAGTTGTCAGGCACATCAACAATCAGGCCGCGAAGGTGATAGGTGCGGGTAGGCGTATCAGTATACTGATCATGGTCAATTACGGCGCCAGCTACAGCGGTATGAGGATAAGACAGATTATCATCTATTATTTCGCTGTAACTACTCCACCGCGTATCATTCCGCAATAGATCGCCGTTGCTGTCTGGTGTTATGCGACGAACGCGAATATCAAACGGTTTTTCATCCGGCGCTTTAATGATGTGAGCTTCCAGGTATTCACCGCTTTGTTTACCAGGGCCAATGTGTATGTCTTTAATCAGCGACCACGTAGAAGATGATGACGGTTTAACATCAACCATCAACATGACGGATGTATTATATTGATTGCCCTTTTCATCTGACTGAACGAGAGCATCAACACCAAGATTCAACCTGACGCGGGTAACGTTTGGATCTGAAACAGTCCTGATTATTGGTGTGTCGTGAGTTACCTTTGCGTTGACAATAACGGTTGACTCAATGGCGTTAAAACCATTAATCGGCGATTGGTCAGCCGTGCCGTTGCGCCAGGCTATACTAATCCCCGGAATTGATGTATTCCCGTTTGCGTCAGTAACAGGAGTGTCATTAAGCATCACGTCATTCAATGGCGCTTTCTGGTTTACCGGACCGTATATCGGCCCTTCGCTGAGAATATCTAAAACACGATAAAACTGTTTGTGATACAGGTTATCGTTCAATAATGTTGGTGTTTTGGCTTTGCCGCCGCCGCTACTCATGGTTTTTCTCCTGTTAACTTACAACGTCTAAGGCGTCTCTATTGTTGCTTGTGTCTATGCCTAACGATCCGACGTTTGAACCTATTTTCATTTCACCTAATAGTATTGGCACTGGTCTACCCTGGCCCACCTTGTTTTCAATGCTGGTGTAGGTGTTGTTCGTTATGGTGTTATCTTGTGCGCTTTCTGCCGATGTTTTTATCTTCATGTTGCGGGACATAAAGATTGAGAACGCAACGCTAACCACCGAAACACCAATCAGGATCCAGCCTACAACACCAATCCCAGCAATACCGCCTTCAACTACTGGCGCAATAATGACGGTAGTTCCGTCAGGGTATTTACTATTAACCGCTGCCGGGGCCGTCTTTTCGTTATAATCTTTCCCGGCAATCCGTAACCGCAAAGGTGTATTTAAAAAAGCCTTCTTGAACTCCTGATTCTGCGCGGTCAATAGGCTAAGTCCTTGTGCTGGCGTATCAACGTTTAAACACACTTTGCCGTAATATCTTCGAAGATTGCCCGTAAATCTAAATTTGAGCATTTGTCAGATCTCCATATTGAATGCGTTTGTCGAACATACGCGGGCCGCATTTGCTCGCGGCGGCTTAGCAGTCCGGCATTGTCATGATGCAAAACAGTGTTATCGCCCAGGTAAATCATCGCGTGACATGGGTCAGCACCCTTGAACGGCTGGCGAATAATCACGTCACCAGGCTGAATGCTTTGCGCATCAACCATGAAAAACCCGTTCAATGGCAGGTTTTTTATGTACAGGTTTTCCCCACGCAGCCACCACCCATCGTGGCGTTCAAAGTCAGGCAGATCCACGCCGCAAAGGTGATAGGCGTCACGAAAAAGCGAGTAGCAATCTGTTTTCCCGTGTTCAAATTTACGGCCTAACAGGTGCGCCACCGGGCGGAATTTCCTCACCATGCCACCGGAACATAAAAACCACGGCAGGCCGGAAATAACCTGCTGTTGTCGATCCCGTGCCGACAATACCGGAATATCTTCAACGTGAGAGTGGAAAACGGCTGTTATAACGCCCAATTCGTCAGCTTTGATATAATCGTCAGGCGAGATTTTAAAGCTGTTGTGCGGCGTTTCAGACACGTTAGCGCACGGGTAAAAATAATCGTTATCTATCACCAGCCCGCACACTTCCTCGCGCGGGTGGGCTGCTGCATAGCGAATCATTTTATCTTCAAGTGCCATAATCAACCCACCTTGCTCGATCCTGGGAAACATGAAATTGGTAACGGATTCGGGCGCGGGAAACGTAAACGGCAACCGCTCAGGCGGTGGCTGCATTTATCCAGCTTTGGATCGCTGGTCGATTCGTCTTTATCAGTAGCTACAGGGCCGCCACTGTATCCGCAACCGTCGCCGCGATATTGCCATTGGCAAACGTCAGCAAGGATTGTGCGCCCTGGGATAACCGCCTTGTCAGCATCAATTGGCGTTGACAGCTCATATTGCACCTGGTCGGCTGTTTCTTCGCTCATCGCCTCAACGACGTAAAAAGACACCGCCTCGATAGACGGATCTGCATCCGGGTTGCCGTTGGGGAAGTTGATGGCGTCCAGGTATTTTACTTCCACCTGGCGGCGTGTAACTTTCATTCCTCGCAGGTCGTTGAAATCGTTATTCATCCCGGTGATTAGGCCGCCAATGTTGGCTACAACCATTTGCGGGCGTGAATAGACACCCTCGTTTTTCATTTCGAAGCCAGTGGCATCGATAGGGTAGCTGTTGTAAGCCACCCCCTTCCAGATAACCGGGCCGTAATAGCCATTCACGCCGGAATGGAAGCGGATAACCTCGCCACCCAGGGGCGTGAGGTCTAATTCAAACAAGTCAATTACCGCGCCGACTCCGGCATCGACGGAATCAATAATCATTTCTCTCGGAATATTGCGCATTTTCTCACCTTGTCATTCTGTGATCTGCGTCACGCTAAATCATACCAAAATGGATTGATCGCGGTTTTTACAATATGTATATTTTACTCAAACGGAAGCATAGTTAACAAAATGGCGCGGAGGTGCGTTATGACTGAAAAGCTATGGAAGTTGACGGTATTCATGACAGACGGTAGGGAAAAGGTTATCGCCCTGTATGACGACGAGGGTGAAGCATTGGTTGACGCGCTTTTACTTGCTGAGGATGACCGCCTTTTGGGATACCAGATCGAACCTGTCAAATATGAGGCTAACAAAAATGAAAAAATACAGTCTTGATGTGTGGTTAAGTGGTAGCAAGGAGTGTTTCGGATTATTTGATAGCGAAGAAGTAGCCCTGGAAGAAGGCAGGATTCTTGAATGTAGTTTAGGCCATCCAGTGAAATATGCTGCTAATCCGGTACATATAGTTGATGAGGTGGAAGATATGAACCCGAAAGATATTAATGGTAGCTTCACTGCTTATTATGCAGATTCTATGGACCAGTCTTGCCCTGGTGAAATACACGCAAAAGGTTTCCCGGCTGACGATCCAGAAGCAAAACGCGAATACGAAAAAGCGGCGAAAGATTTCTGTATCGATAACCTTTCAGCATTCGATAAATAAGGCGGCAACATGGGGCGGCGCAATCACGGTGATTATGTGTACACGTTGAAACAGGCCGCCCGCCTCATCGGTTATCATGAACACGAATTTATTGATTTGCTGATTGAGCGCGGGATACTGTACCAGGTCTGTTTAACGCTGTACCCGAAAGCGAAATACCTACATGAAAAGTTATTCATCATCATGACGGATGAAAACCAGGTTAACCATTCATTCGTCACTGATAAGGGCGTTAATTATCTGCGTGATAACTTATAGGTGACTGATTATAAAAATAGAAGTTTTGGCGCTAATAATAATGTGGTTGATAGTATTTGGCGTTCATGCTGTAGATCTGGACTGGAAAACGATAGCAGAAAATATAGCATTAATGGAAATAGAATAAAAATAACCCCGCTTCGCGCGGGGTCGTGTTTATACGCCATCAACCAAAAATAAAACCTCCTTCCCTTCCCGGGATCTACACCCAACGTACCCATCACCAACGTCGTGAAGATACCATATATCGCCGTTGTCAGCTTTTACAGTAAGGTCGTTGATCTCATAGTCGTCAAACAATGTAAAAGCGTAAGTTTTGTCAACTACACAAGTCCCGTACATAACAACCCCCATTAGCCAACAACTTGCTCAAACGTTGCGTTTAGCGTGTACAAAGGCCCGTCTTTAGTCATGCTCCATTGCCGACAGACAAAAAGCCTTTGCACGTTATCCATTGACGGCGACCAGTAAAAAGCCTCGACCGCGCCGCGCGCCCTCAAGAATGCTTCCGCCTGGATTGCTACGTTTCCACCATCACCACATCCGGCGCTACTGCCTTTAAACACCAGGGTGTAGCTATCAAGCAATGGATTGATACCTTTTACCTGTCTTTGCTCATAACCATCGCCCAGCTTAACAACAGATACGTCTGGCTTCCTGGTCACGCTGTAGCTTCTTTGCGGCGTCCATCTGAACACTTCCGGCATAAAACCCCCCCACAAGTTACATTTTGTATATATCTTTACGCGCTTCTACGCGAAAAATAAGATCATTGTCACAATGATTATAGCTAGTTTACAAAATGGCTTCACATAGCACGCAACAAGATGTATATAGAAAGCAAGAAGAAAGTAGTACCAACGAAGGAGGCCCAAAATGAAACGCTATGTAGTAGTAATGCTAAATAACGCATTCGAACAAGTGGAAATAGCAATCGTTAAGGGTTTCGACGACGCATTCAAATACGGTCAATTCATGATGAATGCGAAAGAAGATGAATACCGGGACTTCTTCCTGAAGGCACTTAACTAAGGATGATGGGGTGAGTTATGAAACTGGTAGCGATTGACAGAAATCTGAAAGCACAGAAAAACGCACAGGATCGGATCATCAAGAAAGGTAAGGAATTACTTAAAGCCTTTCTGAGAAAAGAAGTTTACCCCAAAAAGTTACGCGACGGTTACGGATACAAAATGGATATCAATCTTGATTGGAGGCTGTTTAGCGAAGATTTGAAGGTTTGGTTAATTGTTGAGCACCATGCCTATAACAAGTTATGTGGCGTGAAAGGCACTCATAAGTGAGTCGAGATATTCGAAAGGGGATATATCGCGCGGAATGGTCGTTTATAAATACGAAAAATAACCCCGGCATTGCACCGGGGTTTAGTTTATTTGCGGCGAGGTTGCAACATTCCGCCTGGTCTTTGAGATTCCCTTGTTATCATTTTCATGGCTACACGTTCCATTGTTAATTCAAGTCTGCGGCTGTCTTCGTCGCTGAATCCGTTCGTGGTCTGAATGCTGATACTGACAGGCATACTAATACCGCCACCGCCGCCAATATCACGGCCCGGAATAACTCTGCCGTTCTCGCCAGGGATCATATATTGATTGCCGTTAGATGTCTGGAATAGCTCCGGCCTGTTGTGTTCCCCTACGCGGTACATATTACCACCAATGACGCTACCACCATTAAAGCGACCGCCGCCGAAAATTGACGTAGCCAGCGACATGATCGCAGTGAGCGCCGCCGAACCAGCCGCCGCCCAGCTACCGCCAGTTGACGCCGCAGTTGCCGCCGCTGCTGGGGCCGCCGCCGCAGCAATGCTTCCCTGAGCTGCTACCGCGCTTGCTGTTGTACTTGTTTGCGTGGCCTTGCTTTGTGTCTCCATCATGATCTGATCTGCTATCCAGTTTGCAGCTATGTCTGAGAGTCTGTTACCGATATTGCCGAGTATATTGCTTCCTAAGTTAGCAAAAACATCACTCAATGATTGAGTGCCGTTTAACAGGCCAACAAGCGCATTACTCATTCCGCCTTTAAGGCCATTAACACAATCACCGATAAGGCCGTTTGTGTCGCTTTGCGCCTGCCATTGTTCCCATTTCAGATCGCGGATCTGTTGCTCATAGGCTAACAATTCCTGTTTCTGTTGCGCTTCAGTAGCGCCCAGGTCTATAAGCATTTGCTTACGGATGGCCCATTCATTTTGCGCCTGCTGGATGGGGTCAACTTCGCCTTTTAGCTGATCCATCGGGCTTACTATTTGTGACCATTTATCACGCAATTCATCTACCGGAATTTGTGCTAATTCTTCTTTCAGTTCCTTGCCGATCCCTTTTTGCGCGGCGCGGTACTCAAGGAGCGTGATTTTACCCTGGGCAAATGCAGCATCAATGGCCTTGCCGTTCTCCAACGCTTTGCGCATGGCGGCGGCGTCTTTGTTGTACTGATCAGAAACGCTTATACCTTTGTCACCAAGCCGATCAGCTTCCGATTTCTTCTCTTTTTTCTGTTTTTTCGGCTTGTCTACTGGCTTGTCGAATCCGGTAATCGCTCCGTCATTGGCAGCATTCTGTTCATTTTTCCTTGCTTCTTCTGTAGCCTGGATTGCTGCGGTCAGATCATCCTGTAGTTGCATGACCTTGCCAACGGTCTTCCCGTATTTCTTCTCGTAGTTGCTGTTATATTCGTCGGTTTGCTCTCCTACTACCTCCTTCATCCATTTATAGCCATCCATTAGCGCCTTGATTGGCGTCACCATTGCGATGATCTTCTCTGCCACCTCTCCAGCCTTAACAGCCACATCATCAAACATGTCGATAAATTCGCTACCAGCCGTTTTGAGTGTGTCGAAGCAGGTTTTAGCGAATTTAGCGCCATCGCCAAGCCCTTTAACGCCTTTCGTGATCAAGTCGATAGCTGAAACAACGCCATCTGACACGCCAAAAAGATCATCCAACTGCTCAACAAGGCCCATAATTTCTACTTTAAGCTCATTGATAGCCATGCCGGATGTGCGCGGCAACTGAGCAAACTTATCGTTTGTTTCCTGCGTAGCCGCCTGTATTGCGTTAACCATCCTTTCAGCCGTGATCTTGCCGTCCAGCATTTCGGCGCGGAACTGGCCCATTGATAATCCCATATGGCGGGCCATTGTTTGTACGATGGTCGGCGTATTTTCAAGCAGGCTGTTAAATTCTTCGGCACGAAGAACACCGCCGTCGATAGACTGACGGAATTGACGCATTGAGTTAGACATCTGTTCCGCTGACGCGCCGCCTAATGCACCCATTTTCTGAATAGTGCCAACCAGGTTAAGCAATTGCCCTTCCGTAGCGGAGGTGTTTTTTAGTGAGATAGCCAGGCCTTGCCATAATTCGCCAGTATCTTTCAGGCTCTGCCCCGTCTCCCTGGATATTGCTTTCAGGCCGTCGAAAACCCGTCCGGCGGACTCCGCATCGCCCGTAAGCATTTTGATTTTTACGCGAAGCATTTTTGCTTGCTCCGCCATATCCATAAATTGGCGCACAGCCTCCGCAGCAATTAGCAGATGGATAACCCTGGTCAGTGCCTTGATGGATGTTTTCAGGGTGTTTACCTGGCGGTCAGCCTGTTTTGCGCCGCGCTCTATACGATCAAAGGCCTGGTCTGCCTGTCGTTGTGCAACGAGAAGTTGACCAGTTTTCGCATCAACTTCGTAATAAATTGTACCTACACTGGTAGCCATGATTTAACCTCATGCAAAAATGTGATCTGTGTATCTATTTTATACAAAATGGCTTTACTTCAATGACTCCATTTTGTATAAGGAAGCTAAAGGGAATGGTCAGTAAATCAAGTTAGCGTGGTGGGTTATGAAACGGTTAGCAAAAGTGGCAATGATTGCGGCGGTATTGGGTCTGGTTGGTTGCAATGAGGATAATGAAAAAGCGCCTATAGTGACCAATCAAGAGCAACAAGCATTAGCAGAGAAAAATGCTAAATGGCTTGCAGAACAACAAGCAAAACAAGCCGCATACGATGCACAGTTAGAAAAAGAAAATGCTGGTAAACAGTGGCTTGTAGTTGAAAGAAAAGATGATATGCAGGACGCAAAAAACGTATTCCTTTTTGTGAAAGCAGAACAATTCAGCGGAAGTCTTGATGCTTTCCCGACACTGAAGGCACAGGATAAGAATAAACCGGTATTAACAATCGCTTGCCAGGGTAATAAAACAAAAATGTTCGTAGCATGGTCACACCATGTAACTGACGCCGGGGACACTACTTATATTAACTACCGGATCGGCGTTCACAAAGCTGTAGCTACTGAGTGGTGGCGGTCAACTAATTATAAAGCTCTTGGATTATGGGACGGCAAAAAAGCCATCCCAATGATTAAAAAACTGGTTAACGAAAAACAATTCATCATTGAAGTAGTGCCGGAAGCTGGCGACATTGAGAAAGCAGTGTTTAACATTGATGGTCTTTATAACCACATCGACAAAGTGAAAAACGCTTGCAACTGGAATTAAGGGGTAAATCATGAAAAAAATAATCAAAGCGGTTCTCATTGGTGTTATGGCTTTAGCTCTTACAGGGTGCGCAAGATCAACTGATTTCGTTAAGTTAGCTGATAAAAATTTGCAAGTTGGAATGACTTGTGAGCAAGTGAATAAAATAATGGGGGAACCACAAAGAATCGAGCATGACGGTAATTATAGTTATCACGTATGGTATTCAGTAACCAGCACGATAGGATTTACTTACATGGATGTTGAAGAATTATCCCCTTCAAGGGTTATCGCAAAGTTTGATAACTGCATCCTAAAAGAATGGAAAGATCGCAGTAAGGCAAAGTCTGTATACAATACAATCACACACAGTTCACCAGGTACAGCAATTAAAGATTTCAATTAGCAAAACGCCCGGATCTACCGGGCTTTTCTTGCTCACGATTTTTCATTCTTTCTAGTGCCTTTTTAGCGGCCTCCATTTGCTCGTCATAAGCACGTTTATTTATGTGAATGTTTGGCTTACTTTTCTCGTTTCTTTCGTCTGGCGGCGTTTTAGCGCGTACAGCGGCCCTATATCCGGTCATTGTCATATTCCATGCTTCCGATTCTGACAAGCCCAGGTGAGCAACGGCAGAATAGACGAATTCAAGGACGTTAAAAGTCGGCTTATATTCCCCTTCCGGGATTTCCCCGGACTCTTCTTCCGGGCCATCACCAATAAGACCGTGGTACATGCAGTGCTGCGCAAGCGTGATGATATCCTCGATCGGCATTAATCCGGGCTTTAACTTTAACTTACCCGAAGGAGTAAACCAGCATTCGCCCAATAACGGGCCTATTTCGTCGTCTGAGCAACATTTCAGGATGTGCATTGATGTCTGAACTATTTCACCATAACACCGCGCCAGAATGCGATTGCGTAGGTCTGGATCTGCTGGCAATCGTGATGGATATTTGCCGCCGTGGATAAGTGCGAAATATTCGACAAGCTCACTATCGTTGCCGATTTTAGCCATCGCAGCAAAGCAAGGATTAAACTCATAGCGCTTACCGTTCACCACGGCAGCAAATTGTCCTGTACGAACATGGATCATAGTATTCACCTTAAAAGAAAAGGGGCCAAATGGCCCCGATTGTTAATATTGGCTGTTATGCTGGCGGAACGTCGCCTACCGTTACCTTGCCAGCGCTTTCGCACTCAATAGACCAGGTGGAAACATCATCATGCGGATCTTCTTCTTTAAAGGAAGTGCAAAGGAATGGGCCTTCAGTTACGTCTACAGGAGAAACGATCTTCAGCCATACATAAGGTTGTGATCCGGTGGTTTCACCTGGCGTAATTACGTGGCGTTTCAGTGCTTTCTGATTATGGATTTCTTCAGTGCGGGACACACCGTCGCCGGAGAAAGAAACGGATTTGTAAGTAACCATTGATTCTTTCGTGTAATCGGCTGATTTATCGGCGGTGGCGTCAGCGGTTTCCCATTCAACGGAAAGTGTTTTACCACGCATCATGCCTAACGCTTTGTACGCTTCAGCTTCCGGCTTCGCATTTGGACAAGCGATAGCGAAGAATACAGCAACGTCACGGCCTGTAAACGTGCCTTTTTCGCAAGTCTGAGACATGTTTAGTTACCTCTTATCTGGATATTATGGTTTGAAAAGCTACGGTAAAAATAAAGCGCCCTTCTCTCGTCTGCATTGCGGGAATAGCGCCAACTGGCTTCATGTGTGTAATTTTATCAGTTTTATACTCGGTTATCATACTTTGACGTATTGCGTCGGCGAGGTCTTCCACTTCACTAATATTTGCATCGTTACGCGCTGAAATAACCAGGATGCGAAAATAGTCACGGGTTATCGCCTCTTCTCCCGCCGCGCCGCCGTTTTGCTGTATGACAATGTATCTGTCTTTATTAGAATTGGATCTCTCATTCCAGAAACGGGCCTGCAAAATATAACCTTCGTCGTACCCGTGGGACTTAATCCAATCCCTTATTTCATCGTATACTTCGCTGCGTTTCATGATTGTTTCGTCCAGTACCCAAGTTTAATCGTGTTCCAGATCTCATTAAAATTATCTGGTTCCTCGAACGCCTTGCGCAAAAATTCAGGTTCAGCGTTTGGATCCCAGTAGTAACCCTTACCAGTACCGCCGCCGAACTCAACTACCTGTTTCGGGCCGAAATCTGAAAGGTTATTGGTTTTCCCGAAATGCTCGCGAGGCTGTCCCATTAATGTCCCTGGCATGTCATGCACCCATTCAGCATAGCGGGCGGTATATCCAACCCTGAGGCAAAGGCCGTTGCCGTTTTTCTCGACAGTCTGGTACATGCTGTTAATTAAAAAACCCGTATCAACTGGCGTCATTCCAGATGCAAGGCCGGACGCGACATTGCCAACAATCCATAGCACTTCATAAGTCTTTTTGTCTGCTATATTCCTGATTTCTTCCGTCATTTTCATACGGACACGTCTGACGCCTTTCAGTGGCATGATTAACCTCCTGTGACGATCTTATAATCCGGAGTGTCGTTAAACATACTCATGTCCCATTCAACGATCCCGGTTATAAAATTGGCTCCAGCCGCCAGAGGGTCAGCAATAGCGGTAGTGTCGCCAGTAGCAAGCATCCACCCTTTTTCCGGGCGCTGCACTGGCTGCATTTTGTAAAGCAGTTCGGTATATACGGTTATTGTGTTGCTAATCTCATTCCCGTTTGCGTCTGTTGCGGTTCCGTCAGTGCGTTCCCATGCACAATCAATCAGGTATGGCGTTCCGTATACGTCGGAGTTTGTCCAGTCGTCACGCGTCACTGGGTAAATGGTGGCCAACGCTTTGTAGCTGAATCTCGCGATCTTACTCATAGCCATAGCTCCATTTAACGATTTTCGGATGGGTTTTAGCTACGTGCGGGCAAAGAATTACCCATTCACCAGCATCATTGAGGTAGGCTGCCACCTGTCGCCCGGTGTCTGTCTTCACCCACACGCGGGTAAACAGTTTCGGCAATAGCGGATCCGGTAATGTCAGGTCGTTCCACATTGTTACATCCTCCCGCTTTTACCTATCCACAGTCCGGCGTGCGCGGTGTTTTCTGGATCTGCTGGAATTAGTTCGGCTGTACAGTGATGTTTATCAAGTGAGTAAAGCAACGAATAGGCCGCCTTCCATCGTTTGTTGAAATCGACATAGCGGTATGACTGGCTTGCACCGTTCGGACCCGTCTGCGATGAGACGTATTTATCAGCCTGGCTGAGTCCTAACAGTCCAATCAGATAAAGCTGAATCAATGTTGCAGTGGAGGCCGGATAGTTGGCATCAAGGCATTCATTAACGCTATTTGCCTGCTCCACCAGCAAAGATAAGATAATGTCTGGCAGGTCAATACCCTGGCTTTCAAGATATTCCCGCGCCTGTTCTGTAGTGACCATTTTGTTTTCTCCACATACAAAAAAAATCCCCGGCATCGCGCCGGGGAGTTACAGAAACACATCAATCAGGTATTGCTGCCGTAGACCACACCTGAACGACCTTTCATATCACAGGTGATCTGAAGACCCTCAGCAGACATAATGCGGAAGTTGTAGTTATCGGTCGGCATCATGCGCGGTAACGGAACTACGCCAGTGGTCATGCCAATCAGCGGGGTGATGACGCTGCGACTACGCTGATAAGCGATAAATTCGTTGCCAGTCAGCGCATAGGTCTGGCGAATATCATCAACCGGGACAAACGGCTTGATAACATCCAGTACACTACCAACAATTGCGCCATTAACGATGTGTGGGCGTGCCAGGTTAGCCATGATTTCTGGCGATACCCACATTACATCGTATTTAGCTACGAAGTTGGCGCGGGCCAGTTTCCCGAACTCACCAGTGGTAAAGAATTCAATAATCTTATCGAAAGTCGCGGTGGTCAGGTCGATTTTAGCGACAGATTTCAGTTTAAGTTGCTGGGTGTTTTTGTGGTTTTTAATACCCATTGCTTTATGACCATCTACCACGATATTGTCGTTACCGTTCAGATAGAACTGTACGCGGGCTTTATTGAATTTTTTCAGTTTCAGGCGTTGGCTATCCAGGGCGAGATCGATACCTACAGTATTCAGACCTTGAGCAAGACGCCAGTTGACACCATAACCAGCCGCGAACATCGGGATCGGGTCGCCATCGCTGCCGTATTCGGTGTGATCAAAGCCGTGCGGCGCTTGACCATCCATAGACATCACGACTTCATCGTTGATGTCGCCGGATACGCTGTACATTTTCAGCGTTTTACCGATAGGCAGTACGGTTTGCACACCCATCAGGTCGTTGACGATTTCAATACCGATTTCTTCGGTGTTCAGTTCGATAATCTGGTTATCTATTTCTTTCCAGAATTCTTTTGCGAAGCCGCCGACGGCGTTACAGGTCAACATTTCAGCGGTCATATTTGCCTGATTTGCTGCAATCATGGCGTTGTGCTGCTCGTTGAAGATATTGCGTTGCGCCCACAGTTCTTTCCAATGGCCCTGCATACGGGCGTTGGTAGCAAGGTTTTCTTTAGTAAAGTACATGTTTTCCCCCTTTTAAATTAAGCGACGCGAACGCGGATAAAGTCTTCCGCTTCCAGGGTTACGTCTTCCTGGCAGTATGCGACAATCGGATCTGCGGGTGCTGATTCAAGTGGCTCGGTAAACAGCTTGACGCCAGTAGCCGTGAAAGCGATAGCTGCCCCCTTTTTGTATGCTGCGGCAGGGACACGAAGAGCAAACTCACGGCCCTGCTCCACATAATCAGCAACAACGGTTGCACCTTTAGCAATTTCATCAGCAATGGTTTTGCCTTCATGGAATGCTGGGTTAACGATGAAAAGTTGGGCCTTGCCAACATCTGCAAGGGCTGCTTTAGCGAATTTACCTTCAGCCAGTTTAACCAGTTCACCGGGCTTCACCGCCTCATTGGCTGCATAGGTTTCGGTAATTGACTTGCCATCAATATTTACACGACGAAAACGAAACATTGTGATCCCCTTTTAATTAGAAATAAGTGTTAAAGTCTGGTACTTCGCCTTTTTTACCTTCGCTTGCTGCGTTGGTTGCCATCGGCGCGGCTTTGCCCAGGGATTTAAACATTGCTTCTAACGCTTCACCACTTAAAGCGTTAGCAACAATTTCGCCGTGCACTTTTGCTACTGCGGCGCGTTTTTCTGCTACTTCTTTATCTGCGTTTGCTGCGATCTCTTCTTTAATCGCTTTCTGATTGGTCTGTAATTCTTCTACGCTTGCCTGTACTGGTTTAAGTGCTTCAGCGATTGCATTAGCCATATTAGCGGTGATGCTTTCGTTAATTTCTTTCACCAGTTCGGCGCGTTCTTCTTTGGTCAAAGGCATGGGTTCACCCTCCGATTTATTGGCCTTAATTTTTTCATTCAGGGAGAAAAGATTAGATAGGTGTTCAGCGAACTGAGCGAACCAGGATTTACTTTCCTCATTGGTTGCAAGCTCGCCATTATTGAGAATAATTTTATCAGCCTGTTTTTCATATGTGCAAACTTGAGCACTTTCGGTATTAGTGGCAATTGTCACTTCTTTATCGGTGAAGTCCACAACATAGACATAATCTGCGTCGGAGAACAGTTCACGCGCAGCTTCTTCCAATTGTCTTTCAAGCGTGCGATAACTGTTTTCTTTCATTGCCACCGCCATTAACGGCTTCGCCTGGTCAGTGTTAACCATCAGGCCAACGCCCTGCTCTGGCGATGCGGCTGGCGGTTCATGAAGTAAGATAGCGTCATGGTCAATCGACATAATTTTGACAACGCTGTCAGCACCCTGGGCTTTCATTTCTTCAGTAGCTGGCATACGCTGACGATATACTGCAACAGATGACCAGATCGGATCTTTGCTTTCGCCTTTTTCCAGTGCTTCCAGTCGGCTCAATAATTCGCGGCCCTGTTCTGAATGGCTGGCGGTTTCAACATCCACCCATTTTTCCACATAAACACGATTGCCGCGTAATTCTACGTTTCTGTTCCACGCCCCACAAAAACCCGTGTTTAATCCTTCCGGGCTAAATGCGGAAACAAATTTACCGTCCACGGTAGGATGACCTAACGGGGCAAGTGTTCCCTCCAGCGACTGGTAATTAGCGATAATTTCAGCTTCCGGGTAATATTCCCGATTCATAACAATATTGAAGGGCAACGTATATGACGGAACTACAATGTGTTCACGCCCGTTATACGTTTCCCGGCGTATGGTATTAGCGGTTAATTTGGTATTAACCTGAATCAATTCTTTACTCACGGTTTTACTCCCAATCTTCGCCATATTTAGCGTGCGCAACCTTATAGTTTTCTTGCGCCCGATCTAATATTCGTTTGTTTAATATGTTACCGTCTTCGTCAACCAATACGGTAATCGTGCTACATTTGCAGTTAATTGAATTTGGGGATCTGCTCCACCATTCGCGCTGCTCATCTATGGTGTATGTTTTCCCGTGCCGCTGCGCGTGCGATAGCCTGGTAGTCGGTGACAATGCCGAAATGTGCATTTGCATGGTGCGCAGATTAAGCTCTTCTGTCGCCGCTTCTGCCTCATCCATACGCGCTGTGCGTAACGCTGTGCATATTTCAGTTCGGGCAATACGTTTGCACCTGTATAGCGGCAATTGCGTTTCCTGCTGCAATGTGCGCGCTATTTCCAGTGGATTTAAACCACGGGCCATCCCTTCGGTTAATCGCCGGGCCATATCCTTCTTGATCTGTGCTGTTAGCCCGCGCATTTCCTCAAATACACGGGTACGAACAAGGGCAAGGCGCGTGCGGTAAGTCGTACTTGATAGCACGGCGGATACATCAGGATAAGCGCTTGAGTAAGTAACAGACTGGTTGGCAAGGTTGGCGTATTCCTGTGCCGTGCCGCGCTGATATGCCACCTTCACGTATTCCTGCCAAAACCAAAAACTTTCCGGGTCGGTTAGCTCGAATATCTCATCAATCATGTCGCTGGCGTCCTCCAGCATGTCGTGCAATTCATCCATGTAAATCTGGAAGGTGTATTTCTTATTAACAGCCAGGCTATATTGTATTCTGTCCAGTATGGCGATATATGGATCGGCTATTTTCTTCAGGCAGGATTTGAAACGCTTAATAGCTCCCGACCGTAACTTACCTGTCATGGTCGGGTCTTCGGTGTTAGATGGCATTATCGCGGCGGGAGGTATTCGCCTGATTATTTTCTTCACCTTCATCATCGTTTTCCTCTTCCATTTCCACTACACTGGCTGGGCCATCGTATCCGGCAGCCTCGCGGATCTCGTCACCGCTAAATATTTCTTCACCAGTAGCCAGGCAAGCCTGATTGATTTGCGCCATTTTGTGTGCCGCTTCCAGTAGTTCGGCTTTGGTCATGGCGTTAAGGTCGTCCCACAGTACAGATACGTCTACTGGCATACCGATAAGGCGGAGATTTGCCATCTTGCGGAATAGTTCTTCAAGCTCGCCTCCTATTTCCTCGCGGCGGGTCATACAGCGATTATTGAAGTAGCGGAGGTCTTCAGTTGATGCGCGTTCACCCTGCTGATTCCCAACCAGGATACGCGTCGGGATGTCGATACCAGCGGCGGCAGTTTGCAGGTTGACGTCATAGGTTGCAGATGGATCGGCTACGGCAGTCACCAGCGGGCTAACACTTGCCCCTTGTAATGCCATCATCACATCATTACCCCTGTTCATTTCTGCTGCTGCCTCGTTGAATTTCTCGCGTAGCTCTGTAACGTCGCAATCGTATGTTGCAGCCAGGGAACGGAAATCAATCTCTTTATCGAACGAGATAGCCAGTTGACGCGCGGCATTTTTCAGGAATGACTCACCGCTGCCGCCTTCCACTTTCTCCAGTGACACAAAGGCGTTATAGGAAGGCTCAAGGAAAGCGATGGCATCATCAGAATAGTCGCCAAATATGAATATGCGATCAGGGTGGATCTTTCTCGCAATGGTCTTACTGTTAATGCGTTCTTTGTATTCCCACCATGTTGGCAGGCCATAGTTTTCTTTATCCGGGTTTTCTTCGAAGTCCTTCGGCGTAAGAGCACCAGCCCACACAGGGGTGAATTTGGCAATGCCTACGCCTTTTGTTACTGGCTGATCCCACGGCTTATTATCTCTGACATGAATTAACAGGCCCGCATAACGACCGATGAGGCGGCGGCGATCGCATTCAGCTATGACGCGCCAGAAACGATTATCAAATTGCTTTTTAATTTCTCTTTCCCACGGCGTTTCCGTTTCTGTTTTCTCGTCTTCCGTACCTTCAATCAGCGTTGGCCTGGTGCGCCAGCACGTAGTAATGATCTTCTCAATGGCACCGTGAGCGATACCACCGCGACGATACAGCTTGTAAAGATCTTCATAGGTGATTTCTTCTTTGAATCCGTATTCACTCCACGCAGCGTCACGTTTTGCATCAATACCCATTGAGAATGGGTTAGCGGCTGCATAGCGGGCAAAGGCCGCCTGGCGTTGTGACAAGGCAGCATTAACCGCCAATTCTAAATTGGATGGCATAATGTTTACTCCTGAATACATGTTTACGCGTTGCTACGCGAAAAATAGAAAAATTAGTGAGTGATTGTGAGGCAGATTTTAAAATCCGCGCAGGCGCTTAGGTAACATGAGGCCCATTGCCTGCGGCTGGCTTAATTCAGTGATACCCCATACCATTGCGTCGAGGCGGTCAGGTGATTTTTTAGCGGTAGCTGGAACGTATTCCATCATTTGATTTTCCAGCGTGTACAGGCTGCCTGTGTGGGCCACCCTTCCCTGTGCATACAGTGCCGATATTGGCTCGGCGCGGGCGAATTTACCCTTGCTTGCGTGCACCTTAACAATGCGGCCTTTGAATCCGGCGTTACGTAGCGTGGCCTCTGCCATTTCGCCGCCCTGGTTTGTTTCGATAACTATCGCGTCAGCTTCATGGATGTTGTAGGCGTTCATTGATGCCTGCGCCCAGTCGTTAGGAGACATACGGCCTGAGTAGTCGCCATCAACAGAATACTGAGCATTTTTACCGCCACCGTAAGCGGAACATGCAACGATCCCCGTTTCGTCCGATTCTTCCGATGATGTTGTAGCCGGGTCGATAGCTATTACCGTGCGGATCTTGTCCTGCGTTATCTGCATCCGGTGCGCTGCGGTTATCATGGCTTCAGTCCACAATGCACCCTCTTCGTCGAATTTACGCGGGCGCTGCATGTACTGGGCCTCGAATGACCGCCTGTGTGCTTTCAGTCCAGCTTCATGAATGTCATTGTGCTTTTTAGGCCACAGCCATCCATCAGGCAGGTTGTGAGGAATGGGTATTGCGAACTCGTTTTCAGGGTACAAATCCCTGTAGTCAACGCTATTGTCGATCTTCACTGGCAGGTTAAGGTGATACCACTTCTCACCGCTTCCACCTCGTAACAGGTAGCCGGACAAATCATCGTAGTGGATGCGCTGCATGATGACGATAACAGGCGTTGTTTGCACTGCCAGACGTGAAGCAAGTGTGTCGTTATAGTTTGTGTTTACCTGCTTTCTCACCACGTCAGAGTAAGCGTCAGCGGGTTTTAATGGGTCGTCGATGATTAACGCGCCGTTAAATCCCGGCTCCATATACCCAGCACGGAACCCAGTTACCTGGCCCAGCGATGACGTTGCATACACGCCGCCACCGTATTCAGTCCACCACATCGATTTCGAGTTGGCATCGTTGCGGATCTTCATGGGCCACATTGCCTGATAGTCAGGCGTACAGATCATGTTTCTTACAGTCGAGGAATTGAGTAACGCCAGGTTGTTGGAATAGGAAACGTGAAGGAATCTTGTGCGGGGATTTATTGCGAGGGACCGCGCCATCATGTTGATGGTAGCGATCATGGTTTTACCGTACCCTGGGGGAATGTTAATGATGAGGCGGGTTATCTCACCATTAATAACGCGTTGTAGTGCATCGCGGATAGCTATGTGATGACCTGAGACAAACATCTTCGTACCGTTTGCTTGCTTGTAGAAATAGCGGTTGAAAAACAGGCCATCGTTTTCACATTTGGACTGAATAACTCGTTCTTTGATTGTCAACATAATCACACCTCGTCTTCTACTTCCTGGACGATGCGGGCGATCTCTTCTTTCGTGACTTCAACCTGAACGGGCGCTTCTTCCTTGTTGCCGACGATCTCCTGTGTGACGCGTTCGCCGTATTTGCGCGGCTGAAGTTTTGCCAGTAGCCACTTGCGCGTTTCAATCATTAGTTGGTGGCGTCGCAACTGATCTTTATCTGCGTTCTCTGCTGCATCAGCCAGATCGATGATTTCATCAGCCAATACCTCGAAGCCGATCTCCTTCGCGCGCGCGTACATGATCGAGAATTCCGGTACATCCCTAAACCATTTCAGGATTGTGGAACGGGTAGGCATACCAGGCATTTTCGAAATTTTATTAATACTCTGACCATCCGCCACCAGTTCACAGATTTCTAATGCTTTTTCTTCGGTATAACCATGCGGACGGCCCACCTTTTTAGCGGCTGGCTTTTTATCGTCAGCCTTTGCCTTTTTAGTGCGGGCCATAATTTCACCTCTCAAAACCATTTGCACAGAATATATAAACACGCAATTAATGTTGCGCAGTATGTTAATACTTCCAACCAGTCGAATAGCTCTTTCATTGTTTACCCTTTATGCGAAGAAAACGATAACTACTAACAACGTGCATGTAGCCATGATTAAGAAATCACTGTCAGGCATTGATAATAAACCCCACAATAACAACCGCCGCGATACATACGAATAATACAGCTTCGATAGTTTCCATATATTCACCTATTGAGTCAGCGCGGTCATGGTAAGAACAATCGCAACGATCAGGAAAAAGAAATCAAGCCATTTCATTTTTTAAACTCCCGGTATACGTCAACGGCAATGACTACAACTACAGCCACCAGCAATAGCATTTCGTATGCGTTCATGTGAACACCTTCAGCTTTCAATGAATATCATGATCGCCAGCCATACAGCGACGCAGGCAGAAAGGGTAATGAGCGGGTCAATCATAATTAGCCTCGTTTAAAGCTCATCACACGCGGCACATACGCATCTTTTGCTTTAGGCTTACGTTTGCCTTTCTTAGCTGGTTTTTTCTCTTCTTTCGGCTCCTCTGCCTGCTCTACTGCCTGCTCTGCTGCATCAGTAGCCTTCTCTGCCTGCTCTAATGCCTTCTCTACGACTTCAGCGGCCTGCATTGCTGCCACCTGTGCTTCATTTGATTCCGCCAGGATGGGGAAGAATGCGTCAAAGATACGGCCTACCATGTAAGCGTAAGTCTCGTTTGCCGGATGGCTGGGATCAGTGGTCGCTACGACGCCCACATCACTTAGAACGTGAAATGTCGTGTGCGCCGCTTCATGTACCAGCGTTCCTAACTCATTGTCGAATACTGCGATCACGTAGAAGTTACCGCCTTTCTCGCCAGTGCAAGTAAGCGTCAATCCTCCTGCCAGTTCGAAATCAGGTTCGATCGGAATTCCTGCCTTTTCGCAAAATTCATAAAACATCTCGCGGGTCGGGCAAAAGAAAACGGTTGTATGCTCAAAGAGCGGGATCTTGAAGTGAGGCAATTTTAAGCCTTTACCCTTAGCCATCAGAATAATCTCCTGTCTGGTTTGCTTTTACTTCCTGTTTATCCATTGCCAGGAATGATATAAAACACTGAAAACGGCGCTTCGTGAGTACCGTTTCCGGGATTTTATAAAGTGGGCGCTTTCTTCTACCCAGGTAGCGCCGACCTGTTAATGGGACTGTTGATCCGGTATTACGTGTTTTTGACTATTCCGCCGTCGCTCGCGGGAAGGATTGGCCCGGTTATGGCTGGCTGGCGGAAACGGCGACACGTCCACGCGCTGTTATTCTTTGCGTAAGCACTGCGTTTTGATGTAGTCCTGTAGGCCAGTGATCTGTGCGTCTTTCGTTTTTAGTTGTTCTCTGAGGGATAGATAAGCTGATTCAGCTGATTTAGAGAGTTGGCAGGTGGCTCCATCAATGCGGCTGGCGGTTCCTGCGGAGTCGGACACTCGCACGGGTATTGCGTTGACGCGCAGCCTGATAGTGCCGTTATCAATGCCAGTGCGCAGATCGGCAATGTCAGATCTGATAGCTTTAATCTCATCGTGATACCTCTTATCAAGTTTTGACAGTTCGGCGTTTCGCTCCTTCATCTGCTGAATAGTGTTACTTGCTGTTTTCAGTGCGCCTTGCGTGGTCGTTAATTCTTCCTGTAACCTTGTCGCCTCACTCTGGTAATGGCATGTTACGGCTGTAAGGCTGGCAATGATGCAAACAACAGCGGCGATAATTAACGCCTTCACCTTGTCCACGTTTCCCCCCATTCGCAAACGGCATATTCAACATCACGGCGGTTTACCAGGCCTTGCCACTTCTTACCGCCAGCGTATACCCAGCGTTTAAGCTGTGCGCACGCTTCTGATTTCTTGCCGTCATTGAGTAGCTTTAATAAGGTTGATGTTTTGAAGTTGGTTGCGCCTACGTTATAGGCGAATGAATAAAGTGCTGCGCGGGTAAAATCTGATACTTCGACTTTGATATATGGGTCAATCGCTTTTGCGGTCTTGTGTAGATCTTTATTTAACAAAGCATCGCATTCTGATTGCGTGTAAGTCTTGCCCAACATGATGTCTTTTCCGGTGTGACCATAGCAAACAGTCCATACACCAACAACATCACGATAAGGATCGTATTCCACGCCCTCTAATGGCTTAATCATCACCGCCGCAATAGCGATCGCCCCACCAGCCGCCGCCGCAACAATTTTGTTTTTCAGCGATTGGCTAATCATGTTACTTATTCCCCATTCGCGCGTCGTGTTCCTCTTGCGCTCGCTTGTTCTCCTGTGATTTAAAGTAATAATTAACGGCAAATGTGCCAATGGTTGATAGGATACCCACGAAGACGGCAACGTCATTTATGGTTATCGCACCGAAAAAAGCGGTTACGGTCCCAGTAACATAAGCGCACGCCGCCCGTATTCTGTCGAACATAGATTTACCTCCAACAAAGCAAAAACCCGGCACGGGGCCGGGTAGTTACAGTTTCGCATTGTTAGGTAATATTTTAATCTGTTTGTTTTCGACCAACAAATACGGCTTTAACGATAAGGGCCAAGCAAACGAACAAGCCATTCTTTGTATTTGGCGGCGACGTGTTTAGGTGCAAAATATCCTTGCACTTCCTTACCGCCTCGCCACTCCCTTCTAAATTCGCACTCGTTTTGATACTCCTTTCCGCTTTTACTATCAAGCCAGCAAGCAGGCGAGTAACCTTTTTCACTTCCGAACCGATGCCATATTAATGACAGCAAAATCATTTCCTCCATACCGCCCCCACAAATACGGCTTTACGCAGTTCTGTATATCAGTCCGTTATCAAGCAATGTTTGCATGTGTTCGCGATCCATGTCGCTTAATTCCCAATAAGGAACATCTTCATTCCTTATCATCACCTCTTCGCCTCTTACCAAATAGGCGATGTCAAATACCTTATGCAAATAGATGCCATCTTCGATCTCGTTCATAGGTCGCTAACCTTTACCAGTTCACCAGCATCAAGAAATATTTTAATTGTTTCTCGCGTCGTCTCAATGATTGGCTCTACCCACTCACCACAGCCAACGCGGATGCGAATATCATCACCTTCTACGCGGTAAAACAACCCGTCAACTACTGTTGCCGCGTATATGCCATCTTCAATCATTTCTTGCGCTCCTTAATGGCTCGCATGATGTTAATACGCATAGCGTCACTGAATGCGTATATCGTAATGAAAGGCCAGAAGACTAGCTCGAACCAAATAATGCCGTCACTATCAACAGCTTTCTGAAAAGCGCCCATTAAAATGACGCCAGCCAGGTAAATTATAACTACCGCAATAATAAGACATTCAATCATAATCATCGTCCTCGTCTTCATGTTCAGCCATGAACTCATCAACTACGCGGTAAGTCACTGGCGGGATATATTCAAAGTCATCCGTATCAAGATCAAGCGTCCTGCTGTCGCCGTCGTCGTCCAGCGTATTCATACCTAATTCACCGAAAGGGCCGTACCCAATGTGGCCCAGGTATTCGCAACCAACCGTAAAGCCAGGATATTCACCTTTACACCGGATTTTGTAAGGTTTATTTGATGCGCTCAATTTCAACCCCTCCGTTTTCTCCTTCAGTCATTTTGTATTCCGCCACCAGTTCAGCCCCAATCAATTCCACTTCATCACCAGGGAATGGATTAAGTTTCAATGATACTAAGATAAAAAATTTAACGTGATCTGCATTATCAAGATCTTTCACGTCAAAAGGAGGTTCAGATACGTGGTAGCATTTGACGCCAGCTTCGTCATCAGTGGCTACACGGAAACATACGCCAGGTTGTCCGGCGTACTGTCCCAATCTTTCTTCGTTCGGTAAAGTACCACGAAAAACTTTAACACTGGCAAATTTAGACATTTGTTATTCTCCTTCGTAAGAAATTAAAATTCAGCACCAGGTAAGCTACGCGCTTTATTCACCGCATCGTGTTTTAACGATAAACCAGCGCGATAATTCATAATACCCATATTGCCAACAGGTATTTCATTATTTTCTGCCTTTATTCTGAACAACTGGTTTTTAGTGAAGATCCTGTCACCATCAGTGATGTATAACCAGTCTCCACGCTTACCAACTACAACATGAGATCGGCCTAAACTGTCTTTAAATTCATAATTGCAGAAAACATCACCTTTAGGCACTTCAACAAAACAGCACGCTATGAACTTATCACTTTTCATAATTGCAACCTTCTGGTTTGATTTGGCCATCCGGCCCCTAGTTTTATTCGTCTTTGTCTCCTTTAAATCCCAAACACTCCGCGTATTCGTCAATGCTTAATGCTTCTTCACCTGGTGCCAGCAATTCAAAGTAGCGGGCGTATAGTTCAAAAACCCATGCCGGATATTTAGGGAAGGTGCGAACAAGTCCCTGATATGAGA